GCACATCGTCTCTAGAACCAATTAAGGTAGCCCCGCTTTACATAAAATCATATGGCCGCGGCTCACGACAGGTTTGGCAAGCAGACTCCTTTGGTTTTCCAAAACGCCCTAAGACTAAAGAAAAGATAAAATTTAGTTTCCGCACAGGCGATTGGGCGAAAGCCATCGTGCCCAAAGGCAAATTACAGGGCACTCACATCGGGCGTTTAACGACCCGCGCCGCCCCCAATTGGTTTTCAATAGGAAATGCAAACGGGGTAAATCCGAAGCACATATTACTTCTCCAGAGGAATGACGGCTATGAATACAACTGCACAAAATAATAACCGCAAAGCTGCTATCAGCAGCTTGTCATACGTAACTGAGGAGTTACGAAAAATAGTAATACCACTACGACAAATAATCGTGTGCCAGGATTTGCAATTGATTGCAAAAATGAAAGGAGACTAAAATGAAATATATAGAACCTTATAAATATGAATACGAAGAAAACGAACCTCACCTCCGATCATGTTGGGTGTGTAATGGCGCGCACAAACACTTAAAGAAAGCCAACAAACTCTACACTTGTTTCATATGTGGCAAATCGTGGATGCTAGGCAAGTTCACTTCAGATATGACTGAAGAAGAATTCGAGACGTTCATGGTTAGGAACAAGAAGAGATTAGAAAAGCCCTGGAACACTGCGCCTATCATTATAAGCTTCTCCACCTAAACCTGACATCCCCAAACACCTCCGCATCTTTTTCCACAAAAAAAAGCCCCTCGCAATGAGGGGCCTGCTGTTGCTTCATCTGCCCTTATACCTCAATTCAAAAACCCGTAAGCCTATCTCCAGGATTTATATCAAATCTACAAGCGGTAAACTTTGTGGCGCATATGTCCACGCAAGACAAAGCAGAGATCAAGAAAAAGGGGCCTGAGAGGCCCGTCAGTCGATTTTATACAAAAGCCCCTCATAGACACAGATAAGTAAATAAGATAAGATGACGTGGCTCACAGAGGCCAAATTACCTAACCATGTTATAATGCATAGGTTCAGTAAGTGTTCTATGAACAGACCAATGTTTATCAAAGAGACGAGACTTCAATGTCTTTAAGGGAATATTAATCTCTTCAGACCATCCCACAAGACTCAACGTTTTACCGTTAAATGTGATAAGCTCATCTTCTTTTCTTCCCGGCTTTCTATAAGGTCTAGCATTAGGAGGAAGAGTAAAAGCTTCTTCTACAGTCCATCCTCCTACATGTATACGATAATATATATCTATACCGGTCTCTTCCGACCATTGCTTTATGGGCTTAGTCTCTCCTTTATAAGTAAGAAGCATAACCGGAGCTCTAGTTACTTCTTTAAAAGCGCGCTCAATATCCCATCCTAAAGTAATAACTCTACGATATAACGTATGATAATCCTGGCCTAAATCATCTGCCCAGTGTTTTAATATCTTTGTCTCACCATTATAGGTAAACCATAAACTATTCTGTTTATTATTGGCTTGCTCTTCTTTAGGGATCCAAGTGCAATTCTCTGGACAATAGTTACCATTTACATTAATACGCTCTATAGTTAATTTGTCTTCATATCCATTTTTAAGGGCCCATTCATAAAAAATTTCAAATTTATGCCATTCCTCACATACAGTAATTCCCCTGACTCCGTAATATTTATAAGCTTTGTTGGAAGGATCGTAGCATCTTAACATCATCCCTCTATGAATTCTGTATATACTGTGACCAGACAACCCGTGTATAAACTCACGTTTACTGACAGCCTCCCTAGCATAACATCCACAAGAATGTGCCCTCCCATTTCTTAAGTCTACTCCTACTACAACGCACTCATTTCCACAATCACAAGCACAACGCCAATGCCACTGCCCCTTCTTGTCCTGAAACATAGGCTCTAAAGCTACCAAGCGATGAAACCTCTGCCCCGTAATGTCTTTCATTCTACTCATATCTACCTCCTGTGGGTTCTCCTGATTTATTTTATTTACTAGCAGGGCATATCAGGATTTTTGCCTTTTCGGGTGTACATCCCTAGCTAGTAAAATCATGTTACCACAAAACAAATTACTTGTCAAGCTTTTTATTTAACAACCTTAGGATATTCTATAGGAGGCACATTTGGCGCGCCCGTGGTTGAAGGCTTACCTCCCACCTCTCCGCTAGCAGGTAATTTAGTTTGAATTCCTGCCTTAGGATCGTTATTTGTAATTTCCTTCAGTTGGAAAGATCCAATGTTAGATTGGTTTTTCACTAAAATTACAGGAAGACTAGACCAAGGCTCGTTATATTTAGACACATGCATATTGAATAAATTGTTTAATATTTCCACACAGTTATCCACGCTCAATGCCCCAGCTTTTACCATAGTGTCTATACTTAAACGCAGCTCTTCTGTACTAGCTACCTGCGGCCCAAGAGAAGTATACTTCCACATTTTACAACCAAGCTCTTTCCAGAGGATTTGTTTATTTATGTGCTCGTCAAAAAACTGCCTCTCAGGCTGAAAAACTTGGTTTTCTGTAATCTTGATTATGCTGTAGGACGAGGCATAACTACCTGATATATCTAGAGTTCCCAAGTACATCAAAGGAAGACGAAAAGCCTGCCTTATAGTATCCGCAGTAGACTTCAAGTAACCGTCAAACATTAAGTCGTTAGCACGATAATCTATGAGATTTTTTAGCTCTATTTTCACCGAATTTTTATCGTCAAGGCCTAATAAATTCGATTCGCATTCTAACAGAGCCATTCTGTTGAAATTTTCTGGTCCTCTCATACTTTGCGCCCACACACGTAATTCATCTTTGGACTCGTCTGTTAAGCTACCTCCTGTTATTAACAGCATCAGGGGCGGTACTCCGCTCGTTTCCAGAACGTCGTAGTTTACATATTGAGAATTTGCACGGCCCATTACATCTGTCACACAAGGAAGCCATTTAGGAAGCGCGTAGCTGCGCCCGGATTCGCCATTCTTTATCATAAACAATTCAGTAGCTACTTCCTTAGCTTCTTTACGGCTACTAACTACACGACCATTTGTAGAATCGACGACACGTGGATCGCCTAGTTCTTTGTACCACCTTATAGCAGACGATTCATAAGAAATCTGGGCAAACCTTCTAAAGCGCTTCTTTATATTAACCTTACGCCATCTCCCACCTCTATATAATGAAGTTACTACTGTAACAGGCTCGGAGTCTAGGACCGAAAGACGTATATCAATTGCAGGACAGTAGTACATCGCAGCTATTCCACCGGTTCTAAATCGCACCACTTCAAAGTATCCCTGCCCTAAAAATTCAAAATCTTTCCTAAAGGCTTCTCGCAACATTTGAAAACTTTGATTAGCATTGGGCTCATCAAAAAAATTGATGGCAGTTTCATATTGATCCTTAGCTTCCTTGGTATTGATTTCTGTTCGATCATCTCCAAGAAAATCAAGCCGGTAACCAAAGCCATCTATATTCTTTTGATAAGCAGCTACACATGCAGAAATTATGTCACTCTCTTCTGCAATTTTGTATAAATTAGGATAACGATATGGGGGTTGAATAAGATTCTCTTGTTGATATACCGGTTCAAAAGGATCTACATCTGCTCTATTAGATGAAACATTCTCGAGTCCAACATCATCTACTTTTTGTAGTGGGCTATACGATTTGAATAAAACTTTACGTTTTGCTTGAGGTGCTGTAACATTTTCCATTTAAAATCCTCCAAAAATAAACATGGTATGTGATTTTATTTAAAACCATGCTACATTATAAGAGGATGCTATAGAAATGTCAAGTTTTATTTTGAGGAAGAGCAAAAAAATTTGCAATTGATTGCAAATCCAACTTTTTATTCAATTTTATAATCTACCATATCTGCTAATGATTTCCCTACTTTACAGTCTGATCCTAGAGGGATATTCAAAGTTATTCCAAATTGAGCTAGAGGGGGATGGGTCATGTGATATTTAATAATAGGAGCATACTTATCTACTAGATCAGTTTTAACTTCCATTGTGAGCTCATCATGTATAAATAATACTGGTCGGCATTCCTCAGGATCTGCTACTTTCATTATCTCCAAGCAAGAAAGAAGCACTGCGTCTGAAGACACACTCTGAATAGCATGATTGAGTGCCTGTCTTTCTGCTCGACGAGAAATAGTTTCATCCTTAGAATATACTTCTAGTAGGTGTCTCACCCTTCCTAAGGGACTAATAACTCCTCCGTTGGTGTGACATTCTCTTATTACTTTTCTATGATATTCCTTTATTGCTGCGTAAGTAGAGAAAAATATATTCCTAAACTCTTCTGCCTCAGCATCTGTCATATCTACGCCATAGTCTGTTTTAGCTACTCTCTGAAGGGTGCGTGCTCCAGACCCGAAAATCAGGCCAAAATTTATCGCCTTCGAACTCTGTCTAGCGGCTTTAAATTCCTCTGGGGTCATATCTTCTTTCTTTTTTTTGGTTATAGCTTCTGCTGTTTTACCGTGAATGTCTTCATAATTGTTATAAACCTCCAACATTACGGGATCCTGCGATAAAAAGCCAAGCCATTTTAATTCACTCTGGGCGGCATCAGCAGATATAAATGTGTAACCAGGAGAAGAAACAAATAACCTTCGTATAGTATTAGCTATAGGTCCTCTCTTTGGAATATTCTGTAAATTCGGTGAGTTACAATTATGAACGCATACCCCGTTAGCTATAAAATTAGAGGGACCCTCTATAGAAATATCATAAACATCCTCATATGCTTCAAATAAATCTACACTCAATACCATGTGATTATTATCAGAAGAAATAAATTCTTTAGCTTTGTAATAATTAACTTTAAGTAATTTAGCAGCATCCCTAATGTTCTTACACAGTTTAGCTTCAGCTATCCTTTCTTCTGTTATAAGATCCCCATCTCCATCAAAATGTTTAGCTATTTCTTTAAAGTCTACTCCCAAAAGCTTCAGTTTTTTCATCACACCTTCGTAATCCATATGATAAATATCCCTGAATGCAGTGGGCCTGCCTGAGTTTTCCCACAAGATTTTTATACACCAATCCCTATCTAAAGATTTCCATGCGGGATGCTCTTCTCCTGATTTATAAATTCTATTTATTTTACCTTCTGCATATAATCGTTTTAAAGTATCTCCAGCCTGCTTACATCTTTCTTCCGAAAAGGGATGATAACTACAGTGTTCTTTACTAGAAGTAGTATATAATAGATTCTCAGGTCGGTTATCTAAAGAATTGTGATTAATGTGATGAAGATGGTGCCACTGATCTGAAAGCATTCCTTCTTTACTTAAAAAAACTTGTTGATGCTCTCTTATTTCCCCCTCTCTTCCTGTAAACCACATTCGCCTATAGCCTCTAGTTGTGCCTCTTTCTATAGACATTAGGCGATCGCCCTGCTTCAAATTTTGTGCTTCTACATAGCTTCCGTCCCTAAGCATAAATAGATGTTCAGGAGTACATTTTAACTCTTTAATGTTTCTTTTTCCTTGAGTCTGATATTTTACTGTAATTACTCTTAGTTTTATTCCTGTCTTTCCTTGCCATTTTACCTGAGCAGGAACAGGCCGTAAACCACTATCAAAAGACCATACCCAATCACCCTGCTTAATTTTATCTATGGATACCTTTTCTCTGCCATCTAATACGTATACGGGAGTATCAGCAACAAAACAAGAACTTCTTCCGGTAGCTGCTACACTTAAGGAAAAAGATGGATGTATTTTTCCATCCAACCTTGTGGCTTTTTCTATCCCTTTTATATATCTAGAAAGAAGAGTATCAATCATTTTCCATCGATCGTAATCCTGAATAAAGCAAGTCGCACGCTCACTTATCTTTGTGGAAAGAAGAAGAGTGCGAGTTTTTTTCTCGATACTAATATTAGGCTTCTTAGTTTTTTTATCTATTAAAGGCTTGACATTAAGCCCCTCTTTAGTGTATAACATATCTCTTATCATATTAGTCTTTGTAAGAGGGGCCTCCGGTGTCCTCTTGTCTACATACCTGTCTTTAATACAGTGAGGAATAGCTGCTAATATTTTTATATAAAGATAATCTAATTCTTTTTGGAGCTCTTCTTTTACAGAAGGCAACAAAGACATGTCTGTGCACACTCCGTTTTCTTCCATTTCAAACAAAACCCGATTTACGACAGGTCCCATCATATTCTGATAATAAAAGAGCTGTTTTTCATAGTTTGGTTCTTGTTTTAAAGCTCGGGATACCCCTTGCATTACATTATAAGTAACACAGGCGTCTGATGCCGCATATTTAGTCAACTTATCCTGCGGAATAGCTAGCATATCACTCTTATCAAAAGTGGCATCAAACTCATCACTGTATTGTGTATTCAATGTTGTGAAAGATTTTCTCAGAAATTCTAGAGTGGAACGTGCGTATAAGTCCTCCGAAACTAGGTGGGACACATCTCGACAATCTAATATAATACCGTTTATCTCCGGCTTACTATATCCATTATTTCTGAACAACGCCATTATATGATGTAAATCATACTTCACATTCATAAAAACTTTTTTAATGTTCTCGTCTGCTAAAATCCTACCAAGTTCTCTCACCTTAATGTCAAAGTTACTACATCTCCTTACAAACACTTTGGTCCATTTTTTAGCTTTTCCTTTTCCTCTCTCCCAATTTATAGAAAAATCTGCCTCTTCTTCTTTGCATTCCTCATGAAGAAATACTTGATAAGCCCGTCTCCTATCATTAGATATAGAATAAGATACCATTACACCATTAGGATTTATATAATCAAGCCCTTGGGTTTCTGTATCAACCGCAATCACTTTTGAAGAGTCAATAATATCAGCTATAGATTCCCTTCGCTCTACTATAATCTCGGTGTCTTCTATCACAGTCTCACCATCAGTGAGAAAAGTCTTCACTCTTCTAAGATCTGCGGCAAATAAATTAGCGGCAGAAGGTTTCTTAGTACAAAAATAAGGATCGTATGTGGGAAACACGTAACAATTGAATTCTTCAGACCAAATAAAAGTACCTCTCTTGTCTCCCAAAGTTTTCATCTTAATGAGTTGCTGAGCCGCTAGTGCTCCCATTGTAACAATAACTTTTGGTTTAAGGGCTTTGATCGCACGCTCGAGATGGCTTCTACAATTATTAAGAACAGTATTGATTTCTTTAATCTTTAAATCTTCCTTTGGGATATGACACATAGCAGCAGTTGCTACAAATGCTTTATAATTACCAAGACCTGCTCTTGTTATCTCAGCCCAAAAGACATCACCAGGAGAACCAATAAATAAGGACCCCATCTTTGTCTCAAACAAGTCGGGACTTTCTGATACAAAAATAAGGGACACGTCTTCCGTGTCCCCCATATATTTTACCCTCTTTGTATCGTAAAGAGGGCACTCTAATTTATCGCATAGTTTCTGCAACACTTACTCCAGTTTTTTTTCATCTAATTTTGTCAAGCGACTCTTTAGGAGGCTACTAGTTACGAATTTAACCCTAGTCTTGGCAGGCACATCTATAGTGGTACCTGCGATTACATTTCTGCAAACCCTGGGAGATCCTTTAAATAGGGAAAGACTCCCTACCCCAAACATTTTAATTGTTTCACCTGCTACCAAACTATTAGAAATCTTCCTGAAAATACCTGAAACTATGTCATCTGCATCTTCCTTCTCTAATTTACCTTTTCCTAATTCTAAAACCACCTCTACTAAATCGAATTTCGTCATATATAAACCAACCAAAATGAAGTATCCTAGATTTCATTTTTTCTCCTTGGGCTGGCCTTCTTTCCAGTATCCCAGCCCTAATCCAATAGACTCCTCTTCAAGAGGCAGCCTATCAGGAATTCTATGTTTCTTATGCGCTTTTGTTTTACTAAGAACCAGTTCCTCATCAGCATCTATTAACGCACGTAACCTCTCCGCTGTAATCTTAGGAACACCCGCTTTCTCCCAATCAAAACCTTCTGGAAGCTCCCTACAAAATACCGGTTCGTCTGCTCTCCCCACCCATTCCGTTACATCTATAGCGGGAGGTAGCTCATCTAAACCATCACTACATCCATCACAAGGAACATTACAATTACAAGTATCTTTCTTAAATGTAGTTTTAACATAAGGAGAACCAGTACTTAAATGACCGTGTTCCTTATTAAATTTCTCTCTTTCAAATAGTTTACTATAAGGATGATCGTTGGAAAGAGCGGGATCTGGATCTATATTATGTTGTTTCCCCACAAAAGGAGAAGGAGGAACAATCCCAGCACACCTTTTCAATTTTTCAACATCCAATGCAGCATTATTCTGAAGAATCTCTTCCTGTGTTATAGGGCCGTAGACTCCCTCATTATCATGCCAGATATCTTTTGCGGTAGGTCTAGCAGGACCAAGTATTTCTGGCTGCCATACATCCTCCCTTTCCTGCGCGGGGAAACCAATCACTGTAGTGTTAGGAGGTACGTTTTTAGTGACTACCGCTCCAGCACCAACACGCGCGCCTTTTCCAATAGTAACTCCAGGTAAAATCGTACAGCACCCACCTACGACAACATCGTCCTCTATAGTAACTCCATTAGGAATAAACTCATCGCCTTTTATAGAAGGATACATGTCATTTAATAATTTGGTACCAGGACCCAGAAAAACCCTGTCACCTATCTTGCAAGAGGGGCATATAAAAACATACGCACTTATTACACAATCTTTACCTATAACTGCTCCGCCGATTTCAGAAAAGCTTCCAATACGCGTACCATCTCCTATATCAGAATCGTAAGCATTAATGAGATTTTCATGGTAAGCCTGAATATTTTTCCCCAATCTACAATTATTTGCTGGGCTCATTCTTCTACTCCTGTCCCGTGACCATGAACAAAATACTCACATTCGTCACTACATTGCATAATCTCATCTTTTAAAAACAATTCCTGTTTCATTTGGAAGCCCATTTTACATAGCGCACACGTTTTCTCGTAATCATCCCTACCTTTACTAGCTTTTAAACTTACCTCAAGATAATCTCCGATGATCATCATAAGAACTCTGGGATGATCGTATGTTTCGCTGTCTTCCAAGCGCGCTATACATACAGATTTTAACCAAGAATCAAAACAACTATTCTTAATGAACGAAATTGCTTTTTCTCGCTTAAACGGGTGTCCTAAGTATTCGTCCTCTACTACAGGTTGTTTCGGTTCAATCGTCATTATCTGTATCCATTATAAAGCCCTGGAATCTATTATGCCCATCTAAAATAACTCCACTATCCTTAAAAATCGTTCCAGTATTCCTACCCCTATTATTATAAAAACTGGTTTCTCTATCATTATCTCGGGCAAAACCCTGATAATTCCCACGTTTATCAAAATAATTATAATCCCGGTCTGCGGCATAAACGCAAATAGGAATTACTAATGCGACACACAGCAACAAGAACATAAATATTTTCATTTCTTTTCCTCTCTTTTAATAAGTTTTTTCCTAAGAATCAAGACATCTAATAATCCGCCTAAGTCACTTACATATTTTCTAATCTTATGCATATCATTTACTGTGTCCATAGTAACCAGCTCATGACTAAGTAGGATATCTTGAATTATTTGTAAATCTTTTACCACCTGCCTCATTTTCTACTCCTTCTTTTCCGCAAAATCATTACAACAAGAATGATGACATGAAATTAAATAGTCACGCTTGCTACATCTGCCCTTATTCCCAGGCAGAAATTCCATTATTTTCCAATACTTGCATAAGGAACAGATTCCTCCCTCCTCTTTACAGCTTTCTTTTATAGGACTCATATCAATTATTCCTTTTCTTCGTAGTAAATTTCATCAGCAATTTTTTTCAATTTCTCGTCTATCTCCGCTGAGAACTTTATAAGTTCAAATGCTTTTTTTCTCAGTAGAAAATTCTTCTCTTCTATTTCTCTAAAATTATCAATTATATCAGCTACTTCCATCAGTGGGGCCGCTCCACGCCATTAGTCGTCACCTTATCTGGATTAGCTCCTCCCCACACGCCCTTATACAAGCCAACATCTTTTTTAGTAATTCCTTCGTCGAAATGCATCACATGAAGCGAAATGACGCGTGCTCCCCTTCCTATTCTTACCGTATCAGAAGGAGCCAAACCAAACCTCAATTTACCAGAGAATCCTGGTGCGATCCAGGTAACCCCGGGATATAAGCCATTAAGAAAACAAGTAGAGCGAGCAGCTAGAACTCCCGCTATATACCAAGGAAAATTAACAAGTTCCCCTGTCATAGCTATATAAGAATTGTTAAACCCTGGCTTTAGTTCCCACACCATTTCATCCCTCTCATCATCATACACAGGGGCTATCTCTTCCAATTTTGCGCCTTCCCTACTCTTCCTTCCAATAAAAGGAACCTTTACCACACCCATAGATCTTGTAAACAATCTATCAATCGTCAAGTCAAAAGTGCTTCCTTCAATAAAATCAATACGTTGTGCCCAATCGTCTTCTGAATCATAAACCGGCCTTGATATAAGATGTTCCTCTTCAATTAATTTTTTAATCTGTGATGCTGCCAATAAACTCATTTATTTCTCCTTATTTGCAATCAATTGCAAATTAAAATTTCTTCTTCTTTTTATTCAAATTAATATTCTTGTCTGTCCTACATTCCCATTTAATGCATTCCTTTGGAGCATGTTCTGGGAACAAAAAAGAATTACGATTAAGACAGAAATACGCTACGTCAACATAATGTTCGCAATTCGAACATGTTTTTTCATCCATTATTAATTACCTTATCATAAATTTAATTGTGTGTCAAGTAAAAAATTATCAATTACGAAAAAATTAATCTGGATAGCTGTCATCCTCGTCGCCAAAGAGACCATCTTCTGTTTCCAGAAATTCGTCACAGCTATCAAACGCATCAATATCTCGTTCATACAACTCACAATAATCAAGTGAAAAATACGTACAATTTCTACACGAAACTTCCATTTACTAATTCCCTCCAAAAATATTAATTACGTTTCTGCCCCTTAGGCGTAGTCAAAGCTTCCTTTATAGTCCATCCTAATTTATCTATTCTATCCCTTATTAACTGCCCCTTTTCTCCAATTCTTTCTCCCCACTCTGACATACAACAAGCATCATTACCAAAAGAAATTATCCTATTAGATCTCTTGTTCCTGTTCTGGACTTTCATATCAACCCATCTGCAATTCTCAGGGCAATAGTTACCATTATTATCAATTCTATCTATAGTAAGAGTATCCTCATATCCACTTTCCCTAGCCCATTTCTGAAAATTTTTAAATTCTCTCCATTCTTTACACAGGGTAATCCCCCTTCCCCCATAGTTTTTATACCCCTTATATTTATTGTTCTCACATCTCTTTACTAAAGTACCCCATATACTATAAAGTCTTGTATGTCTACCATTATGTATAGTAGATCTATCTATACTATAACAACCACAAGAAACAGTATTACCTCTTCTAAGTTCTACTCCACTAACCTCTACTATACTCCCACAGTCACACTCACAAAGCCAATAAATAGCCCTTCCTGTTATCCCAGGCTTCTTACCTAGCCTCTCTATAACCAATAATCTCCCAAAGCGTTGGCCTAGGATATCTATTATTTTAGCTGGCATTTTATATCTCACATCCTGTGGCACTAGAACATGCAAGAGTACTCGCTCCCTCTGTATTATCTGTATCCTCAAATTCGCATAACCTAGTAAGGTCTATTTCAGGCATGGCATTAACCATTCTCTTATAGGTTAACTCGTCTATTTCCTCATAAGGGGGTTGATCATATTTCTTATTGGAATAAGGGAAAAAAGAAACCCCAGATATAGTATCCCAATTCCTATAAATATAATCCATAGTCTCGATCCATTCTTCATCTTTTATATAAATAGTGCAGCTCGCATTTTGATCGCAAAAATTAGATACAATCATCTTATACCACTCAAGCTGGCCTATAGCAGTGTCCTGTTCTCTCAGTTTAGCCCCTTCTGGGGACTTAATGGGAAATGGAAATATAGCAGTATCGTGGTTTCCTTTATCTAATTCATAAGGCATCCCCTGATCCACCATAGTTTTAAATAAACTATCATGCGTAGAAATTCTTACCCTACGAATATAAAATTTGGCCCAACGTGAATGAAGACCAGAACTACAGTCCACTCTCTGAGAGACAGTATTATGACTCTTAACCGCGCCATTAAAATACCAAGGACTTCCCTCTATTTCTATATCATAAGTTTCTTCTACTGGTCCTACAATAACTTCTTTAACTTTACCTATAATATAATTATTACTGGAAGTATTTTCCCATGCCCATCTTCTAAATAAAGGATTAAGGAAAGTTTTTTGTAACTTACTACTATTTCTTACAACAACCTCCATAGCAAAAGAATCACAACCACTATTTAAAGCCATTAAATACATCTCTTTAGTTTTTTGTAAATTTTCACCACAACTATTAAGAGAGCTGCTTAAAGTAACTCCTACAGACCACCCTACACTCTGTATATGCTCTGCAAAAGTTTTTGACGCTGTAGTAATTGTAGCCCTACCTACTCCTCCGCTATCCTTTTCAATATTAGACCAGCCATCTGCATCTAAAAGACCAGCAAAAAAAGCAAGAATATCATTTCTAGAAGAGGCCCTTATACAATAAGGAATAATATCTATTTTTTCCGCAAAATATTTCCATACATCATTTCGTAACAACCAATGCCACAGCATCTTTGACGCAATATCAATATAAGAAGCATTCCTTCCCTGACTAGCAGGTCTTATAACGACATCTAAATTAAATTCCTTTTTTACGATATCTCTTATCTTCTCAAGATTATTAACGTGCTCATCTATAAACCTAATTCTATACTTACCTGGAGACATAGCCCCGTCTCCCCAGAGGTACCCCAAGAACCAAGCAATATCCTCATTCATTTCTACCGGCTGACTAATGATATCACAATCGCTTCTCATTTTTATTGACATAGAGTTAAAATTATTAAATTTAAAACTACTTTCTTTTTTATAATTTCCAATTACAATATCTAATATATCATTTTTCTCTACCTCGTCTGCTCTTTTCCAGTCATTTACTTCTATATATCTGTTATTCTTTAAGTATTTACTTTTAACAAACCATTTATGATTGGGAGTAGATTTAACCTGTAAACCATAATTCATTTTTATATAAACCAGTTCCGACGGCCCGTTATGATAGGTTTGTAGAATTTTAGCCTCACTGCCTTCCTCCTGAATTACCTTTATATCTTTATTAAAAGGTGCCCATTCTTTATCACTAGGGTGCTCCACAAATAATTCTTCTAGAGTAAGTAAACCTTCTGTAGTTGTAGTAATAGAATCCCAGGGACGACATCCACTGGGTTTAAGAAGAGTTATAGCCGCAGGCATATTTATATCTAAAACCTTTGATGCTTCTTCCGCTGTCTTAGTCGCTATCCTTCTCCAGTGCCTAAGTGTCTCTGGGGTAATAAGATCCATATTATCACATAGACCAGTTATAGATACCCCCATTAGTCTTTCTTCCTCGGCATTTTTAGTCCACTCGGGACGAAGGACCGGAAAATAAGAGAGGGTACTTTGAATAGCGCCCAACCAACTAACTGCTTTAATTTTATTAACCATATCATCAAAATCATCAGCAGCCCTAACCACGGCCTCCGACAAATTGCAACATTGCATGTCGCGTAAAGTTGTTTCAAAACAAGGGTTTGTGAGGATTACTTGAGTTTTATCTCTCCGCTTAGGTGATCTTTTTCTCACCGCAGTTAAATTATAAATTCCTCGTTCGCCCGAACCACTACGACCCATATTAATAAATTCCTGCGCAAAGTCTAGGACATTAGGTTTCTTTCTATATACTCCAGATATATTAGCCATAAATCTTCTAGGATTAAAGTTACCCTGCTTAGAATCTCTCATAGTAAGATCATCTACATCTGATAGGCAAGCCTGACTTGAGCGCCTTACGCCTCCACAAATTACCGAGTTGCCAATTTCATTATTAATATCAGATACTTCCAGAGGTTCTAGTTGTCTTTCCTGCGCATTTATAAAAGTTTCCCTCAAAAATTCTATACACCTCTGTAATGCCGCTGATCCTGAAGCATAACCCCCAGAAATGACTAATGGAGTACCAGCGGGTCTTATCTTCTCATAACCAAATACCGCATCTCTTCCGTCTACCCAAGCGCTCACACCAAAATCTATCGCCTGTTTCCATCCTAGTTTTGTATCTGGAATAACGAAATGTAAGGGATCCCTGTTTTTTTGCTTCTTAATGACAGGTAATTTAGATACATATCTATCTTCTACTGAGTATCCACATCCTGCCCCTGCTAACAGTATATACATCATCTCACCAAAACACTCTAAAGAATGCATAGCCATAGCAGCACAATTATAAGCGGCTATATTATCCCTCTTTACATTCTCACCCGCACTCCACATTAACCTCATAGAGGGTGCAATTTCTAAATTAAGAATGAGCTCTCTTATTCTCTTTTTAGTTTTAGCAGGTATTTTATTACAGTTTCTAGTTTCGTTAAAAATAAAATTACAAAATCTATCCACTGTTTCTACGTAAGTCTCTCTTCTCTTCAACTCTGGAATCCATCTAGAATATGACCTAACGTAAATAAAATCTTCATAAAGTCCCATGTATCACCTGTATCCTTTTTATATTTTAATCTTTTAGCTCTAGTAATCGTTTAATTCTTTCTCCAGTAGGGCGGTATGAATGGTGCTTCGTAATCCACTCTCTCGTCGCCGTACGCTTGTTTATTAGTTCCTCTCGGGGCAATGCCAACAATTCTCTCAATCGTCGCTCCAGCTCGTCCTCAGAGGCACTAGGAACGATCTCACTGATGCACCCATAATCCTCTTTGTAATCCTCAAATGAAGCGAAACAAGTTACAACTATTTTAGACAGAGCACACGCCTCCATTGCCGTAACCCCAAACTCTCCGAGAATTTTTTCCTCTTTACCCCCCTCACCTATAGTGTAGGCTTGACTTTCTATATAAATATCACAAGTATCTAGCCTATCTATATTTTCAATCCAGTTCATCTGCCATCCCTCACTAGTCTGGAAGACAAACTTATCCTTGGTAGTAGGATCCGCTTTTAACTTATCTATTACTGCTAGTATATGTTTAGTACCTTTTGCTTTAGGACTACGGGGGAAATGTGCTATTTTTATGGGACAATTATGAGACATATGGGACACGTCTTGCTTAGTTTGAACTATATCTGTATCCACAGCAGGAAGAAGCCAAGCCTCGGGATAATTAGATTTACCTTTTAAATCACTACCTTGATAAAATACTTTATCCAACCTAGGGTATCTACCAAGAACTTTTTCCCAATTGTTACGATAACCTTGGTCTCCACAAAAAAGATAGATTCCAGCCTTGGACTTAGCATTTCTAGGCCAAGCATCACTACATAATGCTGTAGACTGACAATACACAATATGACTTGCGCTATTTATTGCCCCCACTAACTCAGCTGCATGTTCTCGTATCTTCAACTGCTCTGGGTAATTAAAAGCATGGGGATAATATTTAAGACCTTCTGCAATAACACCTGTTGTTCTAAGGCTCATCATAAAGCCAAATGTGCAATTTGCCCAATCCTCTGAAACAAGAAAAAGTACAACTTGCTGCATAGTTAGTTCATTTCCTTGATAACAGAGTCATCTACGATTCTCATATCTAGAGGCAAAGGTTTAGCCAGATCAGCGTTATATAAAGCAAGCACTGCTTCTTGATATGCATCCACCTCATTCTTTGCTATAACAGTAGAAAACCAAAACTCATGATCTGGTAGTTCCTTTATTCCACATAATTCTTTGTAAGCTACATACCCAGAGGAACATGCTATAGGGAATTTTTGACAAAACTCTGGACTTAATCTCATACTACTTGCCAGTAACTTTTCTGTGTCATTATCAAAACGTTCAAACTGTACCGAATAAGTCTTCACTATAACGCTCCTTTTATAAAGCTCCATAATTTTAAAGCTCTATGATGATTAGTGTGATTCTTTACAACAAAGTCTAAACCATTATTTGCAATCAATTGCAATTTTTCTCTATCTATTAATATTCTCTCTATCTGCTTTGGAAGACTTTTTAACTGGCCCACATCGTAACTAATATAATTAACTCCGTCTTTAAATCCTAGATAGTCAAAATCGGTGGCGGTATCAGTAAGAAGAAGAGCGCCACATCCCAAGACTTCAAAACACTTTAACGCTGTGCTCCTGTATTTA